CAGTAACATGATCTGGATATTTACCACCATGATCTGCAAATTTTTCAAAACTTTCGTTAAGATCTGCCTCGTACTGATTACCAAGGTTTGCACTAGTTCCTCCTGCTTTCTGACCACCAAAATGATGAGTTTTTCCTAGTTCTTTTAAGTTCCAAGTGCCTATAACAGATGGGTCATGATCACTACCAGAACCAGTCAGCATAACTTGTGCCTTTTTACTTCTAGCTTGGTTGGCAACACTGATAATATCTGATATAAATGCTCTTCCTACTGATTCTTTCTTAAGATCTTCTCTTGTATATGTTGACTCACTATCATCTTTAAATGTAACTTTTATACTCTGTACTTTTACGTATCCTTCTTCGTCAGCAAGTTGTAACAGATCACCATTTACTATCTTTTGTAGTAAAGTAGTGGGTCTGCCCGCGTAAGGTTGTCCCTTACGTACTAATTCATTGAGTGCTAACGGTTTCATAAGAACTATTTAGAACTGTTTCCAATATTGTGAGGGTAGTAAACCAGACTCAGTATCTGTTCTATGCTTGAGAGTTAAAACGATGTCACCAGCGAGACTAATTCGTTTATGTTCTCTTGGTTCTGGAGTAGTATAATGTTCAATACTACTAGGAAACATAACAAGATGCTCAGGTTTTGGTTGTATGACATAACCATCACCATTGTTGTACCTATTTTCTTTAATAAATTTAAACGCATCTCCAAACCATTCGTTAGGGTTCTTTTTGTGTAATACTAATGGGTCACCTGGCGTTTGAATATAATATACAAACGATATGTGAGAGCAAGAATGATAGTGTACAGGTAGTGTTTGCTGTGGATCACATATGGTAAACCAAGTTTTGACAAAATTCACATTAAATGTGGATTTATCTATTTCAAAGTAATCTAAGTATTCAACTACAGATTTTTTTATCTCTCTGAAAAATGGTGCTAATCTTTTATCGTGGTGTATGAGAACTTTACCATGATGTTCCCCTACAATAGCACCTTGAGAGTTGTCAAATTTACCATCGTCAAAACTTTTATAAAGTTGAGATAGAAAACCTGATATTTTCTTCTCATATATTATCAGGGGGAATGCCTGATGAAATTTAGAGGTCGTCTGCTGCACGGTTTTCAGAGTCATTGATATCAAATGATCCACCAGGATATCTTTTCTCTAATTTTTTAATATTACCTTCAATAACCTCTTCAAATGATATATCCAATGCCATACAAGCTTGTGCTACGTACCACATAACGTCACCCAACTCAATAATAAGATGCTTTCTATTATGCTCGTCCCAAGGTTTACCTTGGAAGACCATCTTCTTAACGATCTCCATAAATTCACCAGACTCAGCAGACATGCCAACAGCAGCAGTGGTAAGACGTTCAATATTGGCACCTTTTCTGTCAAGTTCAACCAGACGATCAGCAAACAATTCAAAATCTTTAGAACTATCGGATGTGACAGCATCGACAAACTCTTCGTAACGTTTAAAATTCATAATTAAATTTTTAATTTAGCAAATTTTTCAGATAAGTTTTCTTTGTTAGGTGCTAACTCAATGTCTTGATTAGCATCGGTGATACCATGTTGTGCAGATTGCTCTACATCATACAGTCTCATCTTTGCACGATCAATACCAACAACAAACCTCTTATTAATAGTAGGATCATTGTATCTATTCTTCAATTGTTTGACCATTATTTGATTGATCTCTTCGAGTTCTTCCGTAGAGATAAGAGCAAACATAAGATCAGCAGTGGCAGGAAGACCGAAGGATTCGCTCGTATCAGTAAGGTCCACATCACTACTCCCATAGCCAGAACGAGTCGTCTGAGTAGCGGAGACGATAGGTACATTAGCTTCCACTGCAAGACCGCGGAGCTCTTCTGCAATCGCCTTAATGTACGAATAAGAATTGACATTGCCCAGTTTAGAATACCTACTTGAAGCACATATATTTAGGTAGTCTATGTATATTATATCAGGTTTGAATGATTTTTTCAAGGCTAAGTCATTGAGAAGTGCCCTAAAATGTGATGCACTTGCTGATGCAGTAGGGTATTCTTTGATAACTAGAGATCCTTGAGTCTTTTTAGCAATGTTTGTTACCTTGTTCTCAAACATGATTTTAGGTAACTCTGTAATGTTCTGTATATCACAGTTTAATAGGTTAGAATCTATCCTTTCGGCAATCTTTTCCTCTGCCATCTCAAGTGTAATGTATAAAACATTCTTACCTTGGAGTAGAGCAGAGCTAGCACAGTGGCACATAAACAAAGACTTACCCACACCAGTACCTGCGAGAGCAACATTGAGAGTTTTGTTAGGAAGACCACCTTTTGTAATACGGTTGAAGAACTCCAGATCGAAAGGAAGCTTCTCTTCCTTTTGATGATAGAATTCGTATCGTTCCTCGTAATCTTCAAGGTAATCGTGACCAATATGGTTATCGAATGTAACTGCTAATGCTTCAGATAATATAGTTGGTATAGCACCAGTCGCCCTTTTTTCATCATTGCCTTCTGCAATTTTTATAGACGACATCAATGCAAGATATAATGCTCTTTCTTTACACCATTTCTCAGTTGTATCTAATATCCATTCATGTTCTGACTCTTCGTTATCAATTTTAGATATAGCATCTACTATTTGTTTGTGTTGGTCATCAGAAATATCATTTATCTGACCAACTTCAATGGTTAGTGCTTCTTTTGTAGGGAGTGCACTGTATTCTATAAAGTATTTAGATGCAATGTCAAATATTTTTCTACCTGTGATGTCAGCAAAATACTCTGACTTAATAAAAGGCAAAGCTTTTCTCACATAATCTTCATTGAGGAGAAGATTCTTAATTACTAGATTCTCTATCTCGTTCATCTTCTTTTTGTAAATTTAATGTGAGTGTAATGGTCATTCTTTTAGTATCTCTTACGGGAGTACTGTATTCAATAAAGGACGGATGTATTATAACATCACCCTGCGTAACATACAACCCTGCTCCACTGACCCATTCATCCAGACCAGGATTGAATGGTTCTACTAGAGTCTTTGCAGGGTGATAAAATATGTCAGATTGAGATTGATTATCGCTGATGTAATGTGTTGCAGTATAATGACTAGGTAATGTATTTACTCTATCCATACTCTCACCTTTATCCAGAACATTTATAGTTGCACTGGTAATCACAGCAACGTGAGTCTTAGAACATTTAAGATCATTCAAAAAACCTTCTATTAAATCAGAATATACTGGAACCATCCAAGGTGGCAACTGTTCAATCATTTTTAGATATGGAGAAGGTTCTTCAAACTTACCATTATTGTAGTAACTTTCAACAAAAGATACAAACTGTTCTTTATTGTCATCTAAATGATACTTACGAATTGGTATTGAAAATAAATCGTCCCTCATTTTTTATACTCCATATGTGCATTGAATGATATTGACACTCTATCATCTTGACATTGATTTACTTCAACTGCGTGCCTTAAATATGATGGAAATAATAATATCATTCCCTCACGAGGACTAAAGTTGTAAGCTGTGTATTGTATTGCTCTTTTCTGTACTTCATTATCATACATATTCATCTTATTATGTGCAAATGCGTGTGGATTTTCAAACACTAAGTTGCCAGAATCTTTTGGTGCGTGAATCCACATTACAGCAGCAAGATCACAGTTAGGATGTTGATGCATCATGTTATGAGAACCTGGTGGATTTACATTAAACCATAATCCATCCATTCTTAGAACAACATTTGGTTTTAGAATTCTAAGATCAGTTAAACTATTACCTATAGCATCTACTATAGGGTTGTTTGTTAAATGATAGTGTGCTTTTGATTGCCATCCACCAAAATTAGAGTTACGTAAACCCTCAGGATCTTTACGTTTCTCAGAATATATGTACTCTGCTAATTTACTTTTATCAAACTTCTTAACTTCGTGAGCAAATACTGCTGATGGGAATAAATTATGTGTGTTTATCATGATCCATACTTAAACTCCTGTCCTGCTGCCCAGTCAAGTTTTTCCATTATTTCTTCTGAGAAATATTTGTCAGGATCTTTGAGGATAGCAGAAGGATAGACGCTAGAATCGCCAACAACAATACGGTTCCCTTTACGTTCAAAAACTCCATATTTCTCACCCAACTCCAATAGTCCGTAGTACTTATCGAGTCCACGTTCATCAAAAAATAATCTTGTATCAACACTTGCATTTTCCTTTGTTAGACGTGACTTAGCAGCCTTTGCTTTGATAATGTTTCCGATAACTTCCTTTCCATCTTTCTCTTTTTTCTTAGAGAGATATATGATAGTAGATGCAGCGTATTTGAGTCCACTTCCTCCACCCATTTCTTTAGTTGGAACATAGGCACCAACGACATCGTATGTGTGATTTGTAACAAGTAGGGGGACATTTGCTTTGCCTAATTTTAGGGTGAGAATACGGAATATTGCCTTCACAACTTGTGCTCTAGTCATGTCACGAGTGTCTTTACCCTCTGCACTGTCTGCTAGTTCTTTAGATGTTGAAAGCATACCTAAAGAGTCTAACACAAACATCATAGGTTTGCGATCTTCTATCTTCTGTTCAAGATATTTATCTAATATCTGTATAGCATTAGTTCTAAACTCTTGAACTGTGGTGACAGGAACAAGTATCATACGTGTGCCATCTATACCACGATCATCAATCATTTGTTTTGTAACTGCTGCTTCACTCTCAAAGTAAACAACACCCGCATCTGGATTGTCATGTAGATAACTCTGTACAACACCTAGACAAAAGAAAGTTTTACCTGTGCCACTCTCTCCTGCTAGTGCAGTAATTTTATTACTAGGAATACCTTTGTATATTGATCCTGATATTAATGCATTGAAAATATATGATCCAGTATCAACGAAAGATTCAATGTCACCTACGCCACCCTCGTTCATGAGTCCTGCGTAGTCATTGTCAATCTCTTTGACAATGTTTTTTAAAAATGATGTAGTCATGCAAATAAGAAATCTAGATTAGCTTTTCTCTCTGTCTCCCATCCTATCACAGAAGTGATGATTTGTAAAGGATCAAGAAAAGATTTTTTAAATTGGGCATCACGATCTATCTGCCCTTCGAGTCCCAATTCTTTTGGAAATGT